GTTCTCATCATTTAAAAAATCATCTACTATAATCATTTTAAATTGAACTCCTTAATTTCATAAACAAAACCTTCTTCATTGTATATATTTATACGTTCCTTTAGATGATTTAGTGTGTAGTTGTTTCCACCAATACTGTCTGCAATATCAAACAACCTCATAGAGTCCTTACCCTCACCCTTTCTCAACCCTCTTCCGATAGATTGTAGATTGCGAATTCTAGATTTAGATGGTGATGCGAAAACAATATTATCAATCTTCTTGATATTGACTCCAGTAGAGAATGTTCCATATGATGCAAGTATAACATTGTCACTAGCTTTCTCTACAAGGGTTCTCACCTCTTCCCTATCCGTTACATCTGTACCACCATACACATAATGTAATTTGTCTTTCAGTCTTTCTCTCATCTTGGTGTGTAGAATAACTCCATGTTTTTCGACATATTGAAATAATACAAGTGTATTTCCCTTCAAACTGTACACAAGGTTGCAGATGAATTCGTTGCGACTATCATTTCCTACGATGTAGTCCATCTCTTCTTGGTAGTTTTCAAACTTTCTTTTTTGATGTTTCAGAACTAATATGTCTATGGATAGATTTGCAATTGTCCCCTCTTCCATAAGTTGTGCAGTAGTAATAACCTTCTTAACAGGGCCGAACAAACCTTCCAGTTGTAGTCTATGTACCTCGGTTCCGTCCAGTGTACCAGTACAACCGAATCGTAATGCAGTCTTTTTCATCTTCTCTAATATACCCTTCAAAACATTTGCTTTGAATAGGTGTGCTTCATCCCCAACAACCATATCGAAACTTTCTAAGACTTCCTTGGGTGCTTTTGCAAACGACTGCCATGTTGTAATTGTGATTGGTGCATCAAACACTTCTTGTCCGTGATATATTTTGCAGATAGGTTCTGTATAACCGTAATCTTGAAAATCTTTTGTCATCTGTTCGACCAGTGACGTGGTAGGTACAATGATGACCGTCTTGGTGTCGTAGTACCTTGCTAACATGTATATGATGAGAGACTTACCACTTGCAGTGGGTGATAATAACAACTGTCTACCGTACTGTATTGCAGTATTAAAGGCTTCCAACTGGTAGTCTCTAGGTTCAAAGGGTAGTCCCCAACTCTTTAACTCACCATTCTTGGTTATGTCTTTTTTATGTTTATGTCCTAGAACCTCTTGAACACCTTCAAACTCATATCCACGTTCTCTACAGAACTCATCGATGTATGGAAGTAATCCTATGTATATCTTTCTTGTTTTAATTGAAAATAGATATACCTTACCATCCCACCACTTGTTTCTATAGGAAGGCATGAATTTTGCATTTGGAACTTTGTATGAGAAGAATTCATGAAGGTCTTTTGCAAGGCCGTCATCAGGACATTCAACCTTTAGGAAACACTCATCTACTTTAGAGACGGTGACTATTGGTTTAGACATAAGGATATCCATTTGCCCAAACGACCATAGATATTCTAGTACCATGCACTACAGGTGTAACTTGGTGATGAACAAAGGATGGAAAAACGATTACCGAACCTGAAGTTTTGATACTTTCGGGAACAGTTCTAATCGCCTCATCATACGAGAATGGTTCTCCTTTTTTGATTCTATCAAACTGATGGTTTGGTTCCAACCATTGAAATAGTCCACCCTCATACTCATCGGGTTCTGACAACTGAATAGACATAGATAATTTTCTATGCATTCCATCGGGGTTTGTTTTTCCACCATGGTCTGTGTGCCATGTATAGAAATCACTTCTACTTTTAGATGGAGTGTGTTCATAGATGGTGTATTGCATATTTTCTAGAAATTCAAGTTTATGATTCCAGTTTGATGTCACATTGGCTTCCATAAACGCATCCCAAATTCTCGTTACTATAGGTTCTGGCAGTCCGAATCCAATATTGGGATTAAACCACTTTATTTTAGAACTTCTAATTTCTTCTGAAGGGGATGGTGGTTGATGTGCTTCGGGACTGTCGGGGTCGGTTGGAACAAACCCTGTTGAACCCTCTTCTATTGGTATCATAGATGCATGTAAATGAATCTCCTTCACCTCTTCGGGTGTGAAGAATCCTTTTGATGCCCATAGATAATTCTCTAGTTGCATATTATTGACCTGCCATAAATTTTCTCCAATCAATCGTGTTACGGATTGTTTGGTGTCTCCAAGTGATGTTAGTCATACACTCTTTGATATAGTTAATAGTCACTTGAAGATATTCTCTCTTTGCACTCATCTCTTGTAAGTCGGGGTCTGCATTGAAGAAATATGACATATCGGTCTTCATTACTTTGAGACCATCAAATGGGTCGTGTTCCCATCCATATGCACTAATCTTATCTGCATCAAGTTTACCATTATACCACAACCACTTATCTTTAAGTAGGATGTTATATTTGGCTTCGTATTGTTTGGATACAAGTATCTTACTGGTTAGTAAGTCTTGGTATTTTGCGTGTAGTTTTGGTACTTCAAGAGATGCACTATCTAATTCGATATCATCTATCTCACAGTCTTTAGACCACTGTTCTTTTATTTGTTCTAAGTTCATAATTAATCACCTACTAGTATTAACTACTAGTATAACATATTTATAGGGGTTTAACTAGTGCTTTCTATCTCGTAATATGCAAATCTAAACGATGCATCAACTGAGATTGTTTCTGACTCAGCACCCGATTCAAACGATAATCCACCTAATGATATAGGGAATGCATCATGGAATCGTATGTATTTATTAGGTATGTTCTTGTTGGTATTTACAACAAGTGTTACCATAGAGGTTGTTAATAGGTCATTACCTGTATTACTGGACTTTTCATATGGGTCTGTTGAAGACGATGAAGTGTAGGTTTTGTATTTACTAGGGTCTCTGAATGGGACAATTGCATCCATCCAATCATATAGTTCCTTGAAGTTTTGTAAATCTTCATCAACTAGGAAAGATACATCTAGTGTACCAAACTCAATCTTGTCGCCAGGAAAATATGCATCAATACCCACACCAGCTTGCATGGTTGCTTCTGCAAATGTGATTGAGGGAATGTTTACACTCTTCACATAGTATTCAACTGTAGGAACCTTATCAATAAGAAGTCTAAAATTATTCTTATTGAGTATAGATTTATTGATTGTCGTTTCAGCCATTTATCTTTGCTATCCTTTTTGTACTTGATGTATCGAAATAGTCATTAGACCGATACTCTCTTGTTACTGTGTTTTCACATAAGTAACCATCTTGTTCGTAGAGGGTTACAGTTTTTCGTGATATAATACCCTTCGTAGTCTCCGACCCTGATGGGAATGTTTGTTGTTCCCAAGGCCCTTCTTGGACATTTACTTGTTTTTCAAATTCTTGCATAATCTTTTCCATAATACTATTTATAACATAGTGGGGGTTTCCCCCCACGAGTTGTTACTTTTCAGTGACAAACTCATTTAGTTGTCTTGCAACAACAATAACCTCTTCACCAGTAATTTCTCTTAGTGGTAGACTTTGTAAGTCATTTGGATTATTTTCATTGTGTAAAAATATTCCGTCAACCTGCCTTTGGTAGTTGTTCTCCAAAAGTCCTTGTGCTTGGTTTAGTAAGTCGGCTCTAATTTCGAACCCTGATTTATTCTCTGACATATCATTCTCCTGTGTGTGTGTCATGTAAGGATTATTCCTTACACTAGTATTTATACCACTTGACAGTGTCCCCTATAAAGTGGTATACTATATACATGATGAAAAAACAAACAATAATTTTTGATGTAGATGGAACCATTGCAGACTGTGAACATAGACGACATTTTGTGGATGGAACAGATAGCTGGAAAGACTGGAAATCATTCAGAGAACAGACTAAATTCGACACTCCTGTTCAATGGGTTTGTGATATTGCAAAAAGACACATTGCACTTGGTGATGATGTTGCATTCTTCTCTGCAAGAAACGAATCTGAAAGGGACATTACAGAACAACAGATTTCTGAATGGATTGGGGATGACCATAAAGGGTTGTTCTTGAGACCCGATGGTGATTTTAGGAAGGATGATGTATTTAAAGGGGAACTTGCAGACAAGTTTGAATCATTGGGTGGTAAGATTGATATTGTCTTTGATGACAGAAATCAAGTTGTTCAAATGTGGAGAGACAGAGGTACTACAGTAGTTCAAGTTGCTGAGGGAGATTTCTGATACTGCAACGTGTTTCTGCAAGACCAAAAAAAAACCCCTCGAAAGAGGGGTTTTTAGTATTACCCGAAGGTAATGAACCGTAGTTCTTACAGAATGTTTGAAACAACAAATTTTCTGTAGTACTGGTTAACACCTGCAGTAGCAGACAAAGTATCTGACGGATTAGTTCCGACAAATGGATTTGCAACCATACCATATCTAGTTTTGAAACCGATTTTTGGTTGGAATGTGTTCTCACCAACTGCACGAACCATTTGTAATGGAACGTATGGGCAGTAGAAGATACCAGCATCATACGGATTAGTTCCTCTATAACCTACAGTCAAGTAATCAACACCAGCATATGGGTCGATGTAAACTTTAACTCTTCCGTTTAGAATACCGGCAAATGTATTACCAGTGTCGTCTACGTTTAGGTTAGTTGAAAGAGCAGGAGCGTAATCTAATACACCAGCCATTGATAGTGCTGAAGCAACATCTGAAGAACATAAGATAAAGTTACCTTTTCCTCTTCTTGTTTCTTTAGCAATCTTGTTTGACTCTCTTTCGATTTGAAACAATAATCCTTTGAATTTCTCAACAGACCATCTTCCGTTAGCATCAACATCTAAGTTGAAAGTACCTGCTGAAGCTGTATCAGCTGCACCAGTTTTTGCTTGAATGTTGACACTTCTGACAACTTCACGGTTAATCTCTGCAAGAATTTCTGATGAAAGAATATTTGCAAGTTCTGATTCTGCGTCAAGACCGTGGATTGCTTTGAGGTCTTGTGCAAGTTCTAATGTGTATTCTGCTTTTAATGCTCTTGACTTGGCAGTAACAGTAGCTTTCTCAATTGAGAAACCCATTTGAGCAAAACCGTTTGAAGCTTCTACATCACCTAATGCTTCTGCTGAAGCTGTAGACATACCGTTACCAGTAGTGTCTGCATATGAAGGTGAAGAAGTATCGAATGGGTCTGAGATGTCGTTAGTTCCGACACCGTCAGCAGTTGGGTTAGCAGCTGAAGAGTATCCAGTTCTAACTTCGTCAATTCCCATTGCTTCTGATTTTGTCAATCTTGTTCCTGAAGGATAATCGTTATATCTTGCTTTCATAGCAAAGATTAATCCTGTTGGGCCAGTCATTGGTTGAACTCCGCAAATGTCGTATGCAACGAGATTTGGCATAGCACGTCTAACTAGTGAAATCAAAATCGGATCCCAGTTAGAAACACCTGTTCCAGTAGCATTTAAAGGTGCTGCTTCTTGCAAGTTTTGCTCTTGAAGAGCTTTTTCTTGGTTCTCAAGAATAACAGCAGTAACGGCACGTTTGTAGTTGTCTTCGATTTTTGGTAAATCGGAGTGTTCTAGAATCGGCTGCCACTTCTCTTGTAAGTTTTCTGATAAAAACATATTTTTTCCTTTAATTTAGTAAGTATTAACCTAGTGGTTTTAACTTACTTATTGCTTGTGAATACTTTGACATAGAAGGGTCAGTTTTAGCAAGAACTTCTTCTGCAGATTTCTCTACTTCGAATTCTCCTGTTCCTTCTTGTATCAAAGTTTCTTCAACTATTTTTCCACCTTCAGTAGGGAAGTACGCATTCTTAACTTCAGAAATCTTCTCAGCGAAGTCCTCTTCAGTTTTGTACTCAACACCTTCTGCAAGTGAAGATAGTTTCTCTTTTTGTGAATCAGTCAAGTCTTTCGACGCTTCTGATATCACGTTCTCTCTCTTGAGGGTTTCCAACTCTTCTGCAATGTCCATATTTCTAGAGACTTCACTGTCAAGTTTTACTTCCATCTCATCGAGACGATTTGCGAGTTCATCAATCACTGAATACTTATCTTCAGGAACGTCAACATAATGTTCTACGAACAATGTTTTCAATCCTTCAATGAAATTTTCAGTCATTTCTGACCTCAATCCTCTTTCGATTGCAAGTTCATTCTCTTTGACCCACTCTTCAGCGGTGTAAGATAAGTACTTGTCTACGGCTTCTGCAAGGTCACCCTTAACAGTCGCAACAGTGGACTTTAGTTCTTCTTGATACTGAGCATCAAGAGATTCTTTAACTTCAGCAACTTTAGAAGTTACTGCAGCTTTGAATATTGTTTTGGCTTTTTCGGCATTTTCATCTGATAGGTCTAATGCTTCTGAGATTGCTGATAGGTCGTCATCTATTTCAATTTCAACAAGAGAAGACTCTAGGTCTGCAGTTAACTCTTCCTCAACGGACTCTGACTTAACTTCTTCCTCTTTATCTTCTTTACCTTTCATTTTAGCATAGGCTTCTGCAACATCTTCTTCAGACATTGATTTTAATGATTCTACCACTTTTCTAGCAACTTCTGCTTTAGTCAAACTTTCGTCAACCTCTTCTTCTGATACTGTTCCCAGTACAGTTGAGATTTCTTCCTTAGTCATTTCCTTCATATTGTTGACGATAGCTTTGATAGATTCCATTTTTGAAGATTTTACTTCGTCTTTTTTAGACTCTGATTCATCTTCTGAAACTTTCTTCAGTTTTGGTTGAGCATCACCTTTTCCAGCATTCTTTTGTTGTGCATCACCCTTTACGGCTGGGACACTTTCTGCTTTCTTTTGAGCTGCAACTGCTTTGTCAACAGGATTTTCTTCAGGTTTGACGACTTCAACATTACCTTGACCAATAGTCTCAGCATCTGATGAACCTTGTTTGACGGGTTTTGCGTCACCTTTTTCTGACTTAGAATCAGGTTGAACACCCTCTTCCATAGTCTCAACAACTTCTTCAGTTGTGTTTAGGTTATTTTCTAACTCTGTCATGTTTTTCTCCTGTTTGAGTTTACTTATTTATTTATATATTAAAGGTTTTCAACGAACCTTTTCCATAGATTTAACTTAGTTTCTTCTAAGTTATTTAGTCGTGCAGACTTTAGGGTTTTTTGGAAGTCTTCTGCTTGTATAGCAGTTAACACTCCATTTTTACCCATAATCCACTCAACCCCTTCCATTATTCCTTCGACAAATGCTTCAGGAGCTGATGGGTCTGCAACGATGTCACCTGCGGTGGCAAGTTGAAAATCGTCTTTGACATATTGTGCATTACCTTTTTGTTCTAGTGAACCTAGACCTCTAGATGATACACCCAATTTCGCACCATCATCGATTAGATTTCTTACAATCTGACCGTTGGGGGTACTTAAAATTTTTGCTTTACCAACATAGTTTGACCCTTCTAGAGTCAATGATTGGATAAGATGTGATACTTTATCGAGATTGATGGTTGGCCCTTCAGGGTGTCCCAACTCACCAAATGCGCGTTGTTTTTCAACGAACTCTTTGACGTAACGACCTACTTCTTTCTCCATAATTTCTTTTGGATAGACTCTACCATTACGGTTTTTAATGTCCGCTTGCATGAAGATACCTTCAATAAAGTAGTCCTTCTTACCGTCCTCTTTAGCCTCGGTAATTATAGGTGTTATATTTTCGTTAAACTCTGCTATTAATTTCATTGATAATTTCCTCGATTGTTACTTCTTGCATATCTGAAGATGACATTAAAGTTCTAATGTCTTTCATCTCCTTCTCTGCACTCTTTAAATCTTTGTAAGGTTCGTCTCCACTGAACAAATTACCATCTATATACACATCAACCTTACCTTTTTTATTCTGTGCATATACTAAATCTGCATTACGACTACCAACTTTAATCTTGTCGGTCTTGAGTTCTTTAGACCCACTAGGTAACTTAAAAGATTTAGCTTCTCTAAGTTCTTTTTGCATTACCTTAAAACTTTTCATTTACACTCCAGTGTGTTCTTCAGGATTGGACATCCAATCCACTTGCAGTTCTACTCTTTTCATGTCTACTACTTCTGCAGCTTTCTCTTTAACACCATCAAAGATTTGTTGTTTTGCAACATCCAATTTTCCATCTTCAATACTATTAACTATATCTTTTGATATTTCACTTACCATTATTTGTTCTCTCCATTATCATTTGAATCGTAGAAACCATCTCCACTATCATCGTTTTCACCTGCATCATTGTCTGCTTTTATTTGAGCATCCATTTGTGCAATTTCATCTTCAGTCTGTCTTAGTATATATTTTCTAACATACTCTTTACTGAAGTACTGACCAACATACTCTGATGCAGTCTGTAATGTATCTAATCTCTCTTTCAGTATTTCTTGGTCTTTCAACTCTGTAAAGTGGTTGTCCGTTGCAAAGTCATACTGTATAAAATCTTTAATTCCATCGAACTCTTCTGCAGAAACAATCTCCTTAAGGACTAATTGTGTTCTCAGAATGTCTGTAAAGACCCTAGCAAACTTCTTCTGAAGTCTGTTAGTGAACTTATTAAACTTAAGTTCATCTCTATTAATCTCTGAAGACCTACCCATGTTGAAACCATTATCTGATTCCATCCTAGAGGCTGGTACATTAAGAGACTGATATAGTTTCTTCTTAAAGTATTCTATATCGTCTATCTCTGAAAGATTTTGTCCGCCGGGCAGAGTTTCAATCTCTGTTCCTCGGCCACCCTCTCTTCTAGGTAACCAAAAATCTTCCAACATTGACATATGTTTTCTATCATCTTTAATCTCACCTGTATCTGCATTGTAAATAAGTTTATTTTTATACTTATTCATTACATCTGCAAGGTACTGTTCAGCTTTCGCTTTTGGTAGATTACCTACGTCAATATAAAATATTCTTCTTTCAGGAGCTCTTGATATTCTGTAAATAACAAGTGCATCTTCCATCATTGACAACTGGTTAGAAGTCTTTAATGCTTTATGCAAGTATCCTATAACTACATTCTTAGTGTAGTCTAATAGTCCTGAAGTTGTATAAGTAACAGCTTCGGGTGCTATTCTGACAGTGTTACCTTCTGCGGCACCACCATCTTGAAATCCTTTATCATTAAATAGGAAGAACTCTTCTACCTTAGTAATGACATCTATATTAGTTTTTGGGTCTTTTTTCTTGTCAACATTTCTTATTTTTTTAATTCTAAGAGGGTCAACATTTCTTAAATCCACAATACCTAATTTTGGTCGTTTTCCGTCCACGACTTTATGGAAGTAAATCCTTCCATCAACGTACCATTTTCTGAATAATTCATGAGAGTTCTGATTGAACTTCATCATAGATAAGATGTGGTAAAACTCGTCACCCATCTTCTTTTTGATTCCACTAGAGAGTTTTACATCTCTAAGGTCGAGTGACACTATCTTATCTGAACTATCCGCTGTGATACATTCATTAACTATATCTTCGATAGCAGAGTCACACTCAGGTATAAGTGATATCTCACGATATCTTGATATGAGGGTGGACTCATTCTTGATACCACCTTCCATATCTACATAGGAACCATAAGCTCCACCCGAGATAAATCCACCCTGTTGTGTTTGGATGACGGGGGTACCGTCATCCTCAACTGGTGGTACAAAAGATTTGTTAGCAAGTAACGCATCTGTTTGTCTTAGTTCATCCTTTTTACGGGATATTTCAAATCCGAATATTTCCATAACTATATTTATAACACCTTGCTGGTGGTATTTTTCACTTTAGAGTCTTAAATCACTCTTTCCCAGTGAGAGAATTCAAACGTAACATCGAACTTTTCTAGTTCGTTTTCAGTACCATAGTCCAATGCAATTGAACCAATTTCTGAAGGAAACATGTTGAAGAATTCGTATCTCGCTAGGACTGAGTCATCTTTGTGTAATTGTTCTACAAACGCACGAGACAATAGGTAATCAGTAGTTGTTGAACCGACTCCACTGTCTAGTTGTTGAATCTCTTCTTGCCACGCTTCTAAGGCGTTTCTAGCAGAGAATTCTACGTCATTGAGAATAGATACTGTCCAAGGTGCAAAACTTCTATCTCCTGCAAGTTTGAGGTTATGACCTCTAAAAGGTTGTGTAATCACACCTAGTGTTCCAGCAGGAATTTGAGCTGCATTACACAGAAATTCTATTTTCTCACCAGCACGAGGTAAGTATACTCTAAATCGGTTGGCACGAGGGCCGCCTCCGACTAATTGTGCTTTAAATTGGTCTATTGTTGCCATTTATTACTCCTGTTAAATTGCACCGTAAATTTCTTCAAACTGAACACCGCTTCTAGCAGCAACAAAGTTTAAAGTAATATAATTAATTGAACGAGCAGGTTTAACGAATATTGAACATACAAATTCGTTTCTGTCAATAACTGTATCAGTATTGTTTGTTTCATCACATACCACTGAGTAATCAATAACACCGTTTCTATTCTTTACATCTCTCAAGAATGGTTCTACTGAACTTCTGAATTGAGCACGAGTAAAAGCATCGTTGAATTCAAATAACTGAGCTTTAGCTGCAGTTGCGATTGCTTTTTCTAAGACGATGAATAATCTTCTTACATTGATTCTATCGAATGCAGAAGGTGATGTTAATGCAGTTTTATCTCCAAATAACACTGTTCCTTGACCTGCAAATGTAACCACTGGGTTAACTCTTGCACGATATAGGTCATCTCTAGATGATTGTGACGGATTGAATGCAAGTTTAGTTACTCCTAGATACTGTCCTCTAGAGAATCCTGCAGGTGAATACCATGCATCTCTAAGAACATCTGACCTAGCAGATAAACCAGCAGTGTGACCGTTAGCAGGCACCCAACAATATTTGTCGTTGTGTCTGTCATAAATGTATACCCAACCCGAATCAATTACTGCATACGAAGATGAAGTAGCTGTATCTGCAGTTGTTTTAACATTAGATGATTGTGTTGACTCTGAAGTAACACCAACAACATCTGCACGTCTAGGTGAAATGTATGCAATACAGTCTTTTCTACTTTCTGTAAGTAGAATCGCTTGATTGGTTAAAGTTGTCCAGTCTGTAAGAAGGTCTTGAATCACTCCACTACCGTTATCAGTTCTTGAAGAACCTACGATTAGGAATGAAATGTCTACTGTTTCTGAATCTGCAAAGAATGTTGTCCATGCAGCTGTCTTTTGAGCTGCAGTTGTGTGGTTACCATTGTTTCCACCACTTAGTGAACTATTCTCAGGTAGAGAAGGTCTTCCAAATGCAGTACCGATTGAAACAGCAAGTGTTCTGTGTTCTGATGCAGTTGTCAACATTGTAGTTGCATGACCTGACCAGTATACATACTCAGATTTAGATTCAATTACATTTCTGTAATAGTTACTTGTACCATCAGCACCTTTTCCATCTGAAGCAAGTGATACGAAACCATATGTTTCTAACACTGTGTTTGCAACACCACTGAAAAGTCCGTCTTCATCTACCACAACAACATGAATTTCATCATTTGTTGTTCCAGCTGCAGTTGCAACTGCTGATGTTTCAGGTTTTTTGTCAAAGTAGGAATGGAATTCCCAATATCTGTTAATGTTAACTGCACTTCCTGAACCATCTACTGGAGTCGTAAGACCAGTACCAGCAGGTTGTCCTAGTGCTTCAATTGTAAGTGTAGTTCCCGCAGCTGCAGTAACTCTATATTGTGTGTTGTGTCCGTCAAATGTGATAATATCTCTAACTAAAAATAGTGTAGATGCATTCGTAACACCCGTAATGGATGTTGAACCAGCTGATAAATCTCCACTTGTATTACCCTGATTATCTTTGTAGTAGGCATCTGCAGAACCACATACTGATACTTTAAGTGAATTACCTAATGCACCTGCATATTTTGATGTCCACTTACCAACTGTTCCGTTTTGTGAACCGTCTCTGTAAGTAGATACATATTCTGAACCATTTTTGATGATTGATGATGCGTGTGCGGCAGCGTTTGCAGAACTAAGTGATGTAGACGAAGGTCTTACCACTCTTAGTGAAGAACCATATCTTAAAAATCCTTCTGCAGTGTACCAGTCTTCGGCACCTATATCTGTGTTTGAAGGTTTACCGAATGTCTGTTCTAATTTTGATGAACCGCTAACTGTTACTACTTCATCAACAGGGCCCCATTGAAATGAACCTGCAAAAGCACCTGTTGTACTTGATACTGCAGGAACAACATTTGTTAGGTCTATCTCTTTGACCTGAACGCCTGGTGAAACTTGAAATGTCATACTTTTTCTCCTGTTTATGAAAAGAGTTGTTTACTAGTTTATTTATAACTTTTTTTACCCTAAGAAATTTCTTCTTGGGTTATAAACCACCTATCTCCTCCTTCTACGAAGGATTCTTGTCCATTGGTTGTACTACCAGTGTCGAACACCCCAGCTGGTAACATATCGTCTTCTATCATTTTTTGTTGTTCGGCATATAATAGGTCTTTTACTGCATGATTAGTCATGTAAGTAAAGTGTTGAGTGGTTACAAACCAAGAAAACAATACTATATTCATAACCATATCATCATGGTAACCTTTATCTGCCTCGAAAGACATACCTTTATTTATGAAAGTCATGAGTTCAGTGATTGCATATCTATCAACTAGTTCCAATCTATTTTCCTCAAGCAGTTCTTTCATTGTTGAACAACCGATTCTTTTAATCTTTCTGTTCATTGTCACACCGATATCTTCGGCTTTCATCAATCCCTGAACAAATACATTCTCATATTCTATATCATAATGTAATTGTGTTGCAACCATACTACCTTCTGCATTATTCTCAATAATAACCAAGGCATCGTTGTATGCTTTTGCATACTTATTTATAATATCAGGAAAGAGCATCGGAGATATCATATTGTCTCTATATGTTGCAGCCTGTTTAAATGGTTGAACACTTATATCAAATATCGTAAAGGTGGAGTAGTCGATACCCCTTCCCTTTGCAACATCTACTGTACATATGTAGGTGTGGTCAAGCATGGGTTTTTGGTACATACTGAAGTTATCTTTATACCATGTTGGGTCTATTGACCTCATACCTAGAAGTGTTGCACTATTAATAAGTGTATTACCTGTTCCTAGGAAACTATTACCATACTCTTGTTGGAACTGGATTTCCGAGGTGTTTGCAATGGTCTGTTTCTTCCACTCTTCATCTCTGCCAGGCACATCATACCAGTTAATAGTGAAGTTTTTGTACTCACTCTCACCCCTAACTGCACTTTCGTAAATTTTGTGGTACATGTTACCAACACCGTTTGCAGTAGATGTGATAATAACCTTTGAATTTTTACCCGATGTTACCACTGGATATGTTGCAGTATAGAATTCCTCTGCATTTTCTACGAACGCAAACTCATCAAGATACAAGAGGTTTATAGACAATCCACGAATAGAACTCGAAGATGTTGCAGCTGCAACTACTTTACTATCGTTTGCAAACTCTATTGAACCTTTGTTTAGAATCTTAACGCCAGGCTGTAAATAGAATGGAACGGACTCTAACATGGTTACCATACGAGCAATCATCTCTCTTGCAATTGCACCTTTGTTTGCAAGAACCGCTACAGTAACTTCGGGTGTAAAGAGGAGATACCATAGTAGGTATGCACATGATGTGATTGATTTACCACTCTGTCTTGACGCAAGAACAACACTAAATCTTTCGTCATTATAGTGGTTTATTAACTTGTCTTGGTATCCCCGAAGTATAAAGGGTACAAGTCCTTCATCTAGGGATATAATTTTTGTATAGTTTTCTATGAAATAACAAGGGTCACTTGAACATTTGACATACTCACCTAATTGTTTTTTGGTGTATTTTACTTCTACACCAGCTTTCTTAATTAGAGTATTACCTAGATAACCTTCATTTTTCGAATCAGTCATTACTCTTTATTCTTTTTAAGAAACTTCTGTAGTTCGGATGTGCTACCAACATATAAATGATTATGTTGTTGTCCTATCTTTTGTTCGTCTTCTTTCTCCAATTCTTTGATTTTTTTCTGCAAGTCTAGTAGTTTCTCTGCAGTATCACCAACGGTCTTTATGAGCTGTCCTGCAACCTCATACGCCCTCGGGTGTTCGGTTTCCTTACATAGGTCTAGGATTCCA